ACCATTACCGGCGCGCTAAGTGCAACATCGATAAATAGCACACCGATTGGCAACAGCACTCCCTCCACAGGTGCTTTTACCACGTTGAGTGCAACGACTGCTTTGCCCGTTACGTCAGGCGGCACCGGCGCGATTACTGCGCCACTGGCTTTAACCTCGCTCGGCGCGGCGGCACTTGCGGGTTCGTCTAGTCAGGTTTTTAGCGCTGCGAACGCGGCCACTGCGTCTGAAGTCACAACACTGGCGCAGTCCCTTGCCGGGGCAACGTACGCGAACGTCACAGGTTCTCGCGCATTAACGACGATTTACACAAATTCGACCGCGCGGCCTATGTTTGTTTTTGCGACATTGACCACAACCGGCACCGATGTGACATTTGTTGTTTTTGTTAATTCGACGGCAATCGGGGATTCCACAACACAATCCCTTGCGTCCGCTGATGCGGTATTGACCTTTCTTGTACCACCTGGTGCCACTTATGAAATTGGCATTGGCGCGGGCGCGGGTGGTACCGTCACGGGTTGGTCGGAGTTGAGCTAATGCAAACCTTTATTGATACAGTGACTCAAAAAGTATGGGCTTTTGATGATAACGTGGTCGTCACGGACAGCGCGGGCGTGTGCACTTTCACTACTGTGCTCGGCGTGGTGTTGGCGGTTCCCTTGACGCTCCAACCCTATACCGTACCAGCACCGACAACCGCGCAACTTGCCGCCGCCGCATGGGCCACGCAACAAAGCCTAGCGCAAGCAGCACTGACCGAATCCGACAAAACAATCTTGCGGTGCTATGAAAATGCAGTTGTCGTTCCAACTGCGTGGGCCACATACCGCAAGGCTTTGCGCGCGATCGTAGGAACAGCAACCGGCGATGCTACAATCGCTTTACCGACTAAACCCGCTTACCCCGCAGGCACATAAAATGGGCAACCCCTCAGACGCAAAAGGCATCGGCAGTTATCACATTACCCCGCGTTGGTATCTCGGTTTGCCTGTTGCGACAGCGCTAACCGGAACCGAAACAGTGCCTGCTGTACAAGCAGGGAAAGACGTTCAAGTTCCGCTTTCACTGTTAGAGCCAGCTTTGTCGAGTGCCTACACTAATTTCTCCCCGAATTCACTGCCACGGTTCCGTTTGGCCCTGGCGCAAGTTCGAACGGGAGCAGGCAACGCGCAAATTGCCTTGACCGGAGATTCAACGTCTGCGGGGTTAGGTGCGCCTGGCGGTAACGGCTACACAGGGGCGCATGCTCTTGCCTATCCTGCATGGCTTCAGCAGTTACTAAACGCCTACGCCGTACCGGCGCAAGCTGATTCGTTTTGGGGTGACAACGGCTTTGCTACCGTAGCGGGGGCAACCGTTCCTGTAGTGGACCCGCGAATCGTGTTAGGTGCGGGTTGGGGGCCAACTGGTGTTCCAAGTGTCGGGGGAAGCTCCTTTTTTAACAATACGACGACAAACCCCATTGCGTTTACCCCTGTCAACGCGTTCGATACTATCGTTGTAACTTATGTGCAAAACACTGCGCTCGGCACGCTTGCCGTTGACATCGGCGGTGCAGCACTTTCGACCTTTTCGACCGCAGGCGTGGGCGCGTTTGTTCGCAAAACGATTTCGACCGGAGCTGCGCCTGCTACAGGAACGGTAAACGTGCGCATCAGTGGCACGCCCGCGTCCACTTTCGTCATCGGCGTCGAAACCTTAAATTCTACGAAGCCGACTGTTTCTGTTTGGAATAATGGTGATTGTGGCGCAACGGCACTTTCGTTATCAAGTACCTCTTCCCCCTGGTCGTGGCAACCCGGTTTGGTTTCGATGGCTCCGTCACTTGTGATTTGTGGAATCGGAATTAACGATTCGCGCGAGATTACTGTAGCAGCATATATTGCAGCCTATCAACAGTTCATCACCGCAGTTACGGCGGTGTCAGACATGATTATGTTGATCGAAGTGCCGAGCGAAACGACAATTATTCCTGAGGCCACACAGGAGCAGTTTGTAACAGCGCAATACGCACTTGCGGCGGCGAACAACCTTCCCGTGATCGACTTGAGAAAACGTTTTGTTTCATGGGCTGCGGCAAACGCATTGGGTTATATGTGGGACCCGCTGCATTGCTTGGCGGTTGGCTACAGCGATGTTGCCAGCGCGGTGTTTAACGCGCCAGGGCTATTTTGAGTGGTCAGTGCTTCTGGTACGGTCGGATGGATAAAACTTAATTAACCACACAGGAAATAAAAATGAGCGAACTCAACAACGACCCGGAATACTTGCGCGGCCTGGTTCAAGCGATGCAACAACAGCGCGACCAGGCCAACAACGTGATTGCGCACCAAGCGACAATTCTGGGTGCGCGCGACCAACAGCTCAAGACCGCGCAAGATCAGCTCGATCGTGCAGTCAAACGCATTGTCGAGCTGCAAGGGCAAGACAAAATCAGCGCAGCAGAGAACGCGAGTAATGCGCGTCAACAAAATCCTGAGGCACAAATCGGGGTTGGTGGCTTCGAGCCGAATACCGATAGAACCAAAGTCGATACGCTGCTTGCGGAGTCGCCCCCATACCGATAGTCATCGAGTCGCTTGAACAAATCCACGATCCGGCACAGTAACCATGCCGGATTTTTTGTAATTTCGGTTTGACCCGTCGAACAATTTGCTCACTCATCTTTGTGGTATCTCTTGTGTCGATAGCCTGCTGCATTCATCGGGAGCCCTCCGGCCCATATTGGTAATTCGCACATCAATGCATCATGTTCCGCAACCGAGCGCGTGCCATAGTCAACCTCGCTAAACGCTTCATCGTGGGTATGACCAACAATCTCATAGCCAGCCGCGTCCAGGCGAAGCATGCCTGACTTGAGTAAGTCGCGGCCCACACCTTCGACGATATTCTGTAGAAAAATCCCGCCGTGCGCTGTGTCATAAACCCATTGCTCCTTGATTTGTTGCCAGAACCCGATTTCCCGTTGCACCTTCACATAGGCGTCTTTGTGCGCATCAGGGTTATACGCCACGTAGCGTTTTAATTCTTCCGACCACACTACGTTGCGTTTATCCACCTTCGGGTTTGCAAAGAAGATGCCGCGCCCGGAAGGTAGCTGAATTTTTAGAAATTTGTAGCCGTTCGCATAGGTCACCAGCCCAAAACGACATTTATAGCCTTGCGTCACCTGGCCGGACTCGATCGCGTTCGCTATCAGCCGCTCCAAGCCCTTCCACATGCCTTTAGTACGCGGACATGCCTCACGCCACAAAGCAACCCACTGTAGGACTTCCTCGTCGGTCGCACCGGTCTTTTCAAACCCCGGTGAACGCTTGACCGCAGCTAAACCGCCCGCGTACCCGCACATTAGCTCCGTGCGCTTGCCCAAATCCCGATAGGCATGGTGCTTGCCGGTTTTGGCTCGGTATTCAGCAAAAAATTCAACCGGCTTTTTAAACATGCGTGCCGCGACCGCTTCGTAGATTTTCCCGTCACCCCGAAACACGTCCAACTTCCATTGTTCATCACACAACCACGCGGTAATGCGCGATTCGACCGAGGAAAAATCGGTGGCGATCAGCTCGCGGCCCGGCCCTCCGATAATCATGGGTCGCCCGCACGACGAGAGCGCGTCCATAACGGATGGCTCAAGCGTGGCGAGCGTAGCGAGCGACATGGTTTTAAGCTGCTCCGCTAAATCCACTTCCCAATCAATTGTGGGCTTAGCGATGTTGTGCGGTTGAAAACCCTTTCCTGTCCAACGGCCGGGTGAAGCACCGTGAAACAGATATGACCCGCGTATGCGACCATCAGCGCACACAGTACGCAATAACGAATCAAATTTTGCCACGGAAGTCTTGCCGGTTTCGCGGCGAATTTGGAGAACGCGTTCATTTTCGTGTGGTCCGTCGAGTGCATCTTTTATGGTTTTGGCGGTGTAGTCTTTCAGCTCCACACCCTTGCTTGTCAGCCAGTTCAAAATCTCGGCGCGCTGGCTTGGTGCGAAACCGCTGATTTTCATACATTCTTCAACCAGTTCGGCAACGTGCTCGTCGCGCAGCTTGCACACCGCAATGGCAGTATCAACGTCAACCGCGAAGCCGCGCTGATTGATAACCTGGTCGAGAACATAGAGCCGTTTTTCCGATGGAATCAGGTCCGGCAAAAGCTGGTCGATTTCCCGCTCGGCTTCCACGTCCGCCATACAATCGTTGCCCCATTGTTCGAACTTTTGCGGTTGTGTCTCAGGGGTCCAGAACACCCCGGCCTTGTTGGGCTTGGCAAGTGAAAGCATGTTCGCTCGCTTGGTCGGATCGATCCGATTAGCGAGACCCAACGCAATTGCGCATTTTTCTAGTGCCCTCGGAAGTGCATGAACCGACGCTTTAGATGCAGTACATACCCACTGATCGATCCGCGTTTGTGGAAAGCCAATTTGCTTGCCACAAGCACTTCCAAGGACGACCCGTTCAAATTCGGCATTGTGAGCTGCAAGTTCAATGTCATCGATTCGATAGCGCACGGGCCAAATTTGCCCGCTTCTAACCGGGAGTGATACTGGTCCATCATCGAGTGCGCAAGCAACGAAAGTAATTCTTGTGGAATGGTGCTCGGCATATTTGTACACTCCGACTTTAGAAAGGTCGAGTTCCGATTGGGTTTCAATATCTATGTGCAGGCGGCGCATGCTAATCAAGAATCGCCTGACACGCCAATTCATGTGCAAAAGGAATGATTTTTTCAGGTGCTGCGACCGTTGTGCCGTAATGTGCGATGATGCCTTGCAACGCCGCAGCTTTATAAAAATCGAGCCGAATCGCCTGCACGATATCAGCAAGCAACGCAGCTTTTTGCGAGTCCGTCAAAGTTTCGATTTGCAATAATTCTTCAATAAGTTTTTTCATTTTGTGTGCTCCGTGTTTGTGTGTGATGTGATCTAACGCGCCGATCCGAGGAAAACCGGCGCGCACATGCTCAATCGCCTAACAGCCCAGACAGTGCATCCTCGCCGGTTTGGGTTTCGTCAGCTTCGTCGTCCACGAACCCGTCGGCAAAGTCTTGTGACGCACTGCGCTTACTCCCTAACGGCAAACCTTTCGAGAGAAATTGCACGTTATTCAACCCGGCTGACACGCCCTTTTTGCCCATGTACGAATAGCCGTAGAAGTTGAGCGACACGCGCACGTAATCACCTGAATTGATCGCATGCGGATTGAATTTATATCCTCCGTACAAATCGTCAACCTGGGGCTCGCCAGCGGCATTGCGCAGATACAGGGGCAGCGGTTGCCCTTCGGCGTCGAGTTCGGTACCGACGATGCCTGGCTTGTCTGCCGTCTTGACATTCATGAACCATTTGCCACTGTAAATATCAGGGGGCAGCGGCTTGCCGTCTTCACCAGTTTCCGTGTCACCGTCACGCAACGGCAACGCCAACTTGGCAGGCGTCGTGCCGTTCCACTTCTTGCCGGTCGCTTCTTGAATCGCGGCCTTGATGCACGCTTTCATCCGATCGAGCGTCACCTTGTCGGTTTTGTCGATGATGATTTGCGTACGAAATAGCGTTTTAGAATTGCCTGCATCGTCTTTGTCTTCTGCCGGTACGATCGCGTAAAAATAAGACGTGCGGACCTTCGCGGTGACCATTTTCGTTGCTTGATTTTTTGACATGATTTTCTCTTTGTTCGGTTTGTGAATTGTTCGATTTAACCTAATAGTTGGTCGAGTAAATTTGTCTCGTCGATGAGACCCCCAGTAAATTCAGATTGCGCTTGTGAAATTTTATCGATCGGTGCGCGCTTATCGTCGATAGGGGCAATGGTTGGTGCGCCAGGCGTCTTCTCAATGTACGGTGCAAAATTGGCAAAGTCCAACACGCCAAATATGTCTGCTTTGCACGCTTTTTCAATTTGGGCCGGACTCTTGAACGCAGGTGCTTCCCACAGTTCCGGGTACTCTTTGAACGGGTATTGCTTGACCAATTTGGCTTCGTTGATTAAAACCCTGGAAGCTTTGCCGGGCACTACCTTGAACATGCTTGCCGCCGTAGTCGGACGGTGCGACAACAACTTTTGCTTGATTTCCGCTTCGCGCGCATCGGCCCATACCCGCACCACGTTAATTACGCGCATGGCAAGGGCGTCGTCGCTGTGAACCTGGCGCACCAACACCTCGGCATCGCCCGAAAACTTCGCATTGTAGACTTGCAAACCCATTTTGATAATGGCCGGGCAATTGCCCCGCGCGCGACAGAAATTTTTCTTGCACCACGTTCCGGGGTTTAACTCCGCGTTCGGGTTGAGCGTTGCATCGTAGTTCGCAGCAAGCCGATCTTGATACTCGCCTGTCAACCATTCGACAGTTGTTTCCCACCCATCAAAATTTTCGATACGGGGCTGCACGACATGCAAGTGAACCGAGGTAAAATTGTAAATAATCGACAGGTCGGTGTACGCACCGAGCGCGTAGTAAGCAAGTTGCCAATTTTCCTTCGCGCTGACCATCACACCCATGCCGTATTTAAAATCGATCACGTGCAATTCACAAAAGATTTCACCGTCCGCATCGGTCCACTGCACGATCACGAGCGCGTCACACGTCCCCCACATATCGGGTCGCAACCACGACAGATTGAATTCGTGTTCAATCAGAACCGCGTATGTCGCGTCAGGGTATGCGCCAATCAATCCACGCAGGTAATTGACATAGGCTTCACACGCATCCATCATTTCACCGGACTGCTTGATCGAAATTTTTAAGTCCGATTCCGCATTGAAAAAGCAAGCGCGTTCGATCGTGCGAGCCGGGCCGGGCTTCCACTTATCTTTGATGGCTGCGCGCGCCAGGCGTTCGGCAACCAGGTGGGCTTTGGTCCCTTCAGCAGCATACGGGCTGTCTTCGTTCGGATAACGGGCTTCCAGGCGCAGTGAGCCGTGACAATTGCCCCATTTGAAGTACCCCGACGCGCCGCGCGTGGCATGCGGTTTATCCACCACTTCCCAGGCGTCAGACATGGTGCAAGTCCAATAATTGGCCAACCGTGGGTTTAGCCAGGCCGCGCCAGCGAACTACCGCTTCTTGCCGATAATGCGAAATGGTACCGACCTTCAATTGCCAAGATTTGCCGCCCCAAAATACCGAGCCGCGAATTCCTTCCCACTGATAATGACCGATCCGCGCCGGGACTTCTTCGGGGTCAAACCATTCGGTAAAGTCGTCTTCTTCGTACATGTGGTGCTCCAAAAGACCGGACCCGCGTCGAGAACGTGCCCGGTCAGGCAGCAGAATTACTTCTTCATTGTGGCGATCACGTCCAGGATCTTTTGCGCTTCGTCCGCGCACGCCTGATACTTCGATTCGTCCAGGTCGGTGATCGTCGTCGAACCGTGCTTCTTGAACAGCGCGATCAATGCGTCTTGACCCTTGCCTTTGCCCTTCACGCCATCAACCGCCGCGACAAACGCGCCGAGGGTTTTCTTGAGCGTGGCAACCGTGATGCCAGCGGGTTCGTCAGCAACCGGTTCCGCGCCGAGCAAGTCCCCCAACGCATCGGCTTCGGGTTCGTCAGCAACGGTTTCAGGCGCACCGGACAGGCCCGCCAGCGGGTCAGCTTGTTCTGCTGGGGCCGTTTTGGCAGGGCGGCCTGCTTTGCCCTTGGCGGGGGCTTCTGCTGCAGGGGTTGCCGGGCCTTTACTGACACCCGCTTCGTCTAGCGATGCTTGCTTGAATGCAGCGGCCATTGTGGTGTGCGCGCTCGCCATTGCTTGGTAAAAATCGACTTTACTCATGATGTTTTTGTTTCCTAGTGGTTGGATGACTGATAGCGGTCTAGTTTGCACAATGACCTTCTCGATAACAGCGGACTTTTCTAAAACGCGACGCAGCATGACATGATCGATAGACTTTTCGAGTGTCAAAAAATACGCCGTACTGCAAAAACCCAACTTCTGCATCGATTCGGTCCGTTGTGCGGCCTGGTCGATGTGTGACGGAACCCAATCGGTTTCGACAAAAATGCTCGTGTCAGCAAACGAAAAATCGTGCGCTTCGCCTGCCGACAAGATATTTCCGATCAAAACCTGATGGTGCGACAATTCTTTAAACAGAATTTTCGCGTGTTCTTTCTGCTTCGGGGTGTTTTTCCCGGTCAACTTGAGCGGATGGAATTTAGCCAACCCGATTTCCAGCGCGTCAATGACTTCGTGATGGTACGCGAAAACCAGCACTTTGCCACTTTCTGACTCAAAAATTCGGTCCGAAATAAAATCAATGGCATCCGGCACCTTCAACAAACCGCTGGCTTTGACCACTTCGGACAGTCCTTCAACACTTTTCAATGGGTTATCTCGCTTATCAAGCGTTGCCAAGTCGAAATTTCCCTCACGTGCGTCAGGGGGTCTGTCGAAGGTTATCAATTTCGACTCATAAGGAATGTAGTCTCCGAAAATTTGTTTTTTGGTCCTCCGTAGCATGTGTGGTGCAATCAGCTTGCGCAATTCATCCAATTCGCTCGATCCTCGCGCATCCCAACCCCAAGGTGCTTGCCAACCGGCCGAATACCGACGCGTGAACGTCATATAATCCATCTTGACAATGCCGAGCGCAAACAACATCGGCCACAGCTGCGCGGTACGGCTCGGCATCGGCGTACCCGACAAGCCTACGGCGCGGCGCGCATGCCCAACAAAGCCCATTGCAATTTGTGTGCGCTTGGCCTTTTCATTCGCAAACCGGTGCAACTCGTCGACCACCAAGGTTTTACCGAGCAAGCGGACCGGCATCGTGCGCGCGCGCATGTAATGATCCAGTACCTCGTGGTTGATGATGGTCACGTCCGCAAGCTTATTAAATTTGTGCGTGGTGCCTTGAACGATATCGATTTTTGCGTCACACAAATCCTTGATTTCATCGCGCCAGATCAGCTTCGCACTTGCCGGGGGTAGGATCACGAGCGGCAAATGATGCAAAGTCGATAGCAGCGTTGTACGCGTCTTGCCAAGCCGCATTTCGTCCGCGAGCAGGCACTTGTTGCGCGAGTCGATCCAGGCAGCACCTTCAACCTGGTGAGGGTACGAAACCGTCACTTAGCGCACACCATATTGGGGTGCCTTCAGCCGCTCGCGAATCCGCACCAACGCGTCTTCTACGTCTTGCGGTCGATACTGATTGCGGTATCCGGGCGGGTTAAGAATCCATTCGTGCGTAAAAGTGTTGCCCTTATCGAGCGAATGGCTGTGCAGCTGGATTCGACCGACATTATCAAGCCACCAATCTAGCAGGGCAAGGCGTTCAACATCGCCCTGGGTAACGCGAGCGGCTATCTTCAAATCTGATAGTTTGGTCACTTCTCTGCTCCCGGTTGCGGCGCGTGCTGTGCGGCGCTCCATTGCTCTGCCATCGCTTTTGCTATACCTGTATATGTGGCTGAACGCTCGCGCGCCCTAGTCGGACTTGGTGACATTCTATGCACGCGTTCAACGCGGCCCGCAACGATATTGGTCGGCGTCAGTGGTGGCAACCCGCGCAGCCATAGACACGTTGTTTTAGTTTCGCCGTGGCCGAACTGCCACGGCTGAATAATCTGATCCGGCTTGCGAAACAAGCTATTGATGACCGATACCGGCTGTTCGAACGCAACGTGCGGTATGTGCTGCGCACGTCGCCATAACTGCATGAAAAACGCCACGCCCGCAGCGCCCCGACCATCTAGCCACTTCTCGGCAAAGTGCCGCGCGCCGCTGACCGAAGTATGCGTGCATGGCGGATGAAAGATTGCAAGATCAAATGGGTAGTCGATCACGTCAAAAATATCGCCTTGATAATGCGCACCGGGCACACGCGTTTCAACAAGATCACACGAGATGACCTTGTGCCCAAGCGCGGCGAACGCCTCCCGCACGACACCTGATTCTTCGCAGCCAACAAGCACGTTCATTTCCCTTCCCCCTGCTGTGCTGCGGACAGAGCATCTATTAGAGAAGCCCAAGCAAGCAGCCTTATAGCGCAGGCGGAAGCCATAATGTCGTTGCGCCCCCAAGTCATTTGTTGATCGTTAGCCCTCACCCGCAGGTATTCCGAGATTCGGGATAATTCGGTACGGTTAAGATCGTCGTTCATTTCCCTTCCCCTTGCTGCGCGGCGGCATACCATTCAGGGAACGTTGTCACATCAATGTCGAATAAATACTTCATCAAATGCGCGCCGGCTTCATTTGCCTGCGCGTGAGATACTTTGATCGAATCCATGATCGGCATCGCGAGACTGCAATGCCACGACCATGCATAATCTTGGTCACCCTGCAAGGCTGATTTGAGCGCCTGGAAAGCACTGATCCCTTCTCCTTGCTGCGCGTCTACCGGCTTGCGTTCTAGATAATGCTTTTCAATCGCTTTTTGCCACGGTGGCACCAGTGCGTCAAGAAAGTCTTGCACACGTTCTTGTGAGATAGTCATTCTTGCCTCAACACAGAATAAACAAAAATATCCACGAACATCGATACAACCGAAACCACACTTGCCGTGGCCCACTGCGCATACCAGCTCGTGCAACCCAGCATCGCAGCAACCCACATCGCAAACACGGCCAGGGTGATCGTTTGATGAAGCCAATTGCGCCAGTCCATTGCGTTTTCCTTAGCGTTGACGCAAGACTAGAACACTTCAAAAAAATTTGCAAGAAATTTCAACGTTTGGGTGTACTATTTCGGTCAACACAACCGGATGGAGAACGACATGCAAGAAAAGTTGACCGTCGATCTAGGCTTTTTCCCTGCCCTCAAAGAGGTTATCAACGACGAAAGCCTGTTTGCGCTGCGCGAGCGGAACGCAGAACGGTTAAAAATTGCACGTGCGCAGTTTGGAGCACAGGTTTATCGGGCAGCCCCCGATATCTTTGGGCTTCCACTCTGTTTCGCCCCGTATCTATCTTTGGAAAAACAACAAAATGCTATAAAAAATCCGTTTATGGCCGAACTGATACTAACGGCGGTGATTATGCCGGACGATGCACCTTACCCGCGAGAACACGAATGAGCCGTTTCGCTAAACAATACCGACGACAATCACACGCGGCTCTGCAACGCCTGGTCGATTGGGCGGGCTCGATTGGCGGACTGTGTAAGATAGCAGGCGTTGTGCCATCAACCGGCACGCACTGGCTCTCGGTCGGGCGTGTCTCAAAAGCTTGCGCTGAAACCATCGCGGCGTTTGAAGGTTGCCCGCTAACAAAAGAACAAATCCGGCCCGATATAAAAATTTGGGACAGGCTTCGATAGACAACACACCGGTGGCTCACACATGGCTCACTTACGTGAATTCGGTCAACAACTGATCGATAACGGGTACAAAATCGTTCCAATCAAATACGGGGAAAAAAGACCCAGCATCGAGAAGTGGCCCGAAGTCAATGCGGATAAAATCGTATTGGATAGTTGGCTTAAACAAAATTGGTTGCGGGACGCGGGTGTCGGGATTCTCACGAAGCACACACCCGCCATTGATATCGATGTCGGCGACGCGGACGTGGTACGCGAACTATACCTGTCGATTCGTTCGTTGCTCGGTACCGATCTACCGTACCGGATTGGCCGCGCGCCGCGTCTGATTCTGCTCACGCGCACTGACGAACCCTTTTCCAAGTTGAGGAGCAAAAAATATGCGTTGCCCACTGGCGAGACTACTCAAGTTGAAATACTGTGTGACGGGCAACAGTTCGCGGCGTATCACACACACCCGGACACCCTTCGTGACTACGCGTGGCCCATCAAAGGCCCTGCGGATATTGCGGCGGTTGAACTCCCTAAAATTAACCGCGAAATCGCACAAATCATTATTGGCTCGTTTGAGACCATTGCGGAACAGCAAGTTTCGCTGGGGCTTTGGCATGTGGTGCAGAGCCAAAACCAAGCGGCTGCACCGAATTCCGACCGTGCGGAAACGTATCTCTTACAACACAACGAATCGAAACAAATTGATGCAAGCCAAATTGCAGCAGCACTTGACGGGCTCAGTGCTGCGGACTATGACCGATGGCTTGCCGTGGGGATGGCACTGCACCACCAATTCGACGGGGCGGACGAAGGCTACGCTCTATGGGATCAGTGGTCTAAAACCAACGGCGGCGTTTATGCCGGACCGGACGATACGCGTTATCGATGGGACCGATTTAGTGCCCACAAAACTAATCCGGTAACGATCCACTCGCTGTTCAAGTGGGCGGACGATGCGCGACTCGAACAATCCGATGCAGCCTTGCAGCACATCGAAAAAACCATCAACGAGTGTGCTTCGTATTCAACGCTCATGACGGGCTCAGTCAAGACTGCGGCCAATACCTTCGTCGATCAATTCCCCCTGCTCTACGAGAAGGTGCTCGATTTAGTCAAACGCCGCGCCAAGGTGTTGACCGGCGCGCCCGTCTCGATTGAAACCGTGCGCAAGGTCATCAAGCGTCGCGCGGTGCTCACCGAGGTAACGGACGGCAACGTTGCGCACCCTTGGTGTGATGGTTGGGTCTACGTCACGGAGGAAGACAAGTTTTTCAATCTGGACGTGAAAGAGAGTTTGACCCGCCAGGCGTTTGACGCGGCGTTCAATCGAATTCTGGGTTCGGATGGTGAAGGGGAATTTGTCTCGGCGGCGCGCATCGCGCTTGAACAAGCCCAAATACCCATTGTTCGTGGCGTGCGTTATATGCCTGGCGCGGAACCATTATTCGAACAAGACAAGCAACGCTTTGCCAATCGGTATCGCTCCGACCTGGGTGCGCCGATGCCTGACGTGCTCACGCACGCCGACCGTGCTGCTTTTGCATTGCTAGGCGAGCATATCCGCAACCTCATTCCCGAGCCGACCGACCAGCGCGTCTTTCTGGACTATCTGACGTACTGCATCCAGTTTCCTGGCAAAAAGATTAATTGGGTCATTTTGCTGCAAGGTCAAGAGGGTGACGGTAAAACCTATTTCGCGCAGCTGTGCGCGCGCATGCTCGGCGCGGATAACGTGCGCATGATTTCAGGTGAAGCGTTGAAAGGACAATTTACCGGCTGGGCCGATTCGGGACACATGGGTTTTATCGAAGAAATCAAGCTGCATGGTCACAGTGGTTACGAGACCTTGAACAAGATCAAACCCTATTTGACCAATGCGACCGTGCCGATCCGCCGCATGCGCCAGGAAGAATACCAGGTGCCGAACGTGATGAACCACATTCTGTTCACCAATTTTAGGGATGCCGTGCCATTGGAGGAAACCGACACGCGTTATTACGTGATTTTCTCGCGCTGGGGTAATCGGAGTGCTTTTGACGCGTGGCGCGCAGCCAATCCAGGGTTCTTCGCCCGGTTGTACGGGGATTTGGATTCACACGCAGGCGCATTTCGCAAATTTTTCATGGAACGGGAGATTAGTGCAGATTTTCGTCCCAAGGATCGTGCTCCTGTCGGAGGGGACAAAGCCGAAATGGCGCAGCTCTCGCGAGACGATTATTCGACGCATATCGACGACATCCTGGAACAGAAAGGCGGCGTTTTTGGTAAGAATTCCGAATTGATGTCCGCCACTTGGTTACTGTCCGAATGGAATTTCGACTCGTCCGCACCCGAAAAACCCTATGGAAAAAGGTTGGTTACCGTACTTTTGCGGGCCGGATGGCTTCCCGTAAAATTAGACAGTTGGGAAAACAGGTTGTTCGTTGACGGGATCCGACATCGAATGTGGACAAAAAACGCGCAAGCGCTGACCGATAAATTTGGGATTGGTTGGTTTCCTTCGGCGTTGGCGGAATCGGTCAGGGGCACTTATTCAGCAGGCGCTGAATTCGGGCCGATGGTTGATAACCGAGATGACTACAGCAAAGAGTAAAGATTTACTGGATTTGCCCGATTTATCGGTCATTCTAAGGGCAATCGGGCAGGAATCGGTCACACTGGAAACCCTTGTCATACCTAGATTCTTTATTATTATTGACCGATTGTCCGATATAAGTAAAGACTACACCTATAGAGAAGAAATAGTATTTTGTCTAAACTTTCAAATAGCTTTCATTCAATATTCTCTCTCTATACGCTAGAATGAAATTTGACGAATCGGTCAGTCCCAATCGGTCACAAGTCGTCGGAGGTAGCATGGTAAGAAAGATGCACGATAAAGTTAATGGCTTAGTTCCGACTGAGCATGCGGAACAAGTTGCGTTGTTTGCGTGGGCAAGAACTTTTCACCCGCGAGAAGCGGATTTCATGTTCGCGTGTCCGAACGGTGGGTACCGCGCAGTGCGTGAAGCAATTCGCTTGAAAGCCGAAGGGGTTAGCCCCGGCTTTCCTGATTTGGGGTGCTTGTTGGCACGCGGTCCGTACCATGGTTGTTTTATTGAAATGAAAAGGACGAAAAATAGCCGTACTTCGCAGGAACAAACGGATTGGGGATTGAGATTAACGACGGCGGGGTATTTTGTGCGCGTTTGCAGGGGGGTACAAGAGGCCAAGGATGCCTTGTCCTGGTATTGGAGCCAACCAACGCTGTCGGACCCGCTACAGGCCGTTAAATCGTTTGGGCAACAATTGAATGAATTGTTGCAGGCGATCTAAATTGGTAACCTAAATCACCTACTGAAAACTCGTACCCAAAAATTTTTACTTTTTCGCATCGAGTAAATCGTCGATTAGTTTTGCGAGCGGGATTTTGTCGTAGAACACAGGGTCTGATCGTTGGCGGCGAGCTTCGATCACGCGGTTGACGGTTGCGTCGAGCGGGTGGCCGCAACATGCGCAACGCGGGCGGTTGATCTCAAAGTACAGCTGGGTCGAAGCCATGTTGAAATGTTTTGCGGCGGCGGCGGCGGTGCAACCTGTTTCTTTCATGTAACGAAGGGCGCGGAAGGTTTTGCTCGGCAGCGCGGTTTTGCCTGGCAGTGTAGTTTTGCTTGGCACGATCAATCCTAGAAGGGTTTTGGCTGCTATAGTGTATCGGTATTTCATCCCGCGCAAGCGCCTAGTGAACGCACAGTGAATCAACCCTCAGGAGATTGTCATGGTTATGAAACGCGTCAAAGTCAAGCACCCAGAAAAGAAGCAAGGCGAGCAGCAAGTCAAAGGTTTGCCTGTTGTGAATCAGAAGGGCAAGCCGACAACCAAAAACGGCAAATTCAACAAGCCTTTCAAGCGTAGCGACGTGTGAGCGTTTCATCGTTGTGCGCCGTGCGATAATAGCGACTCGCGAGTAACAAACCCTTGGGAGTCACTATCATGAAACACAGCAACAAACTGCATACAGGCAAGAATGGCAACGTGACAAGTAGTCATGCGGGGTTCACCCCGAGCGTCTACAGTCTGAAGTCAAACCCCGTCAACGTTGGCCGCAACAGCAGCCAGGTTCTCGATGCAAGCCTGGGCACAAAAATGGGTGGCAACAAGCTGGGTCACAATCAAGGCAAGTAAGGTTCACTGATGCCCAGCGTTTTTCATCTCTATTGCGGTAAATGCGAACAGGCTCGAATTGTCCCGAGCCTGTTTTCAATTGTGAGAGCGCAAACTCGATGTCCGTGTTTAGAAATGCCCGGACCCGATACCCCAGGCAACGTAGAGCAAAATCGAAACTTCACTAGCGAACAGCGCGACGGTGACGAGCGCGAAAAGACAAGCGGTGACGAAGGATTTCATTGTTTGTTTTTTTAGAGCGTTCATGATTCCACCCCGACAAACTCGTAATCAAACGCGTCTCTATACGCGCGTAGTTCACTGCGAAACGGCCCATGCGCGTCACTGTCAGGCAAGCATCCTGGCGTACATACCCAATACCACCACCCCGCACTCGTAAACTGTGTGCCATCCGTCAATATATCTTTCACGGCCTGTTGCCGTTCGGCCAGTGCGCGCTTGGCGTCGATATAAAACACCTGTACTGAGTCGCGCCGCGCCAGTGCGATCAGTTCGTTTTTCGTCGGGTAATTTTGATTTGCGTACATGGTGTTAGCCCTTGTTGGTTGAATGTTCGATGATTGTCCCGAGCCTGTTTTCAATTGTGCGAGCACAGACTCGGTGTCCGTGTTTAGAAATGCCCGGATCCGATACCCCAGGCGACATAGAGCAAAATCGAAACACCGCTGGCGAACAGCGCGACGACGAAACGCGCGAGCACGATTGATTTCATGGTCAATCCTTATAGATCAGGGTTAGATGATTAAAGCCCGCTTTGCGCGGGCTCTCTGAAATTAGAATGCGAGCGCCAGGTCAACGGCTTTTGTTTTGAGCGCGTCGCCTGCACCAAACCACGCGCTATTTAAACGGTTATCGACACTGGTTGCGCGCGACGTATGATCGACGTATTCCGTTACTGCATTGACGAAACCCCAAGCCGTGCCCGTTACACCGTCGAGCGTAGACCCCTGTCCACCCCCTTCGAATAAGGCCAACACTGAGCGGAACGCGCGCGAGTCCGAAACCTTCTCGATCGATTTAAGGTTTGATACGTCGATGTTGGCGGGTTTGAGCAAGTCAAAAGCCAATCGTTCGGCGCGGGCGAGTGACACGTTTTTGTCGGCCAGGCGTTTCATGTTGGCTTTGAAGGCGTCGAATTCTTCGTGCGCAAGTCCGAGTCGTGCTTGCGTGTGCGTGGGGTCAAATACAGAGCGGTGCGTCGTGCGCACACCTCCCGCTTCGCTTTGCGCCATGGATAGCGTGTTATTGCACACCACGCGTACCGTGGTAAAGCGTGCGGTTGTCGCAAGGGTACCGTCTGCACCTGTACAGAGAAGCAAGTAACCGCCGATTTTATCGCCCGGCACAATCTCACAACCCTCCCCAATGTGAGCCAAAGCCCAAAAGCGACGACCCCCAAAAAGTGTTCCAACAGTTTCGATTTGAAACCCTTGCTTTTCCGTTAAATTGCGGAAAAATTCAAGCACTTGTGCGGGTTGCACAACATTGAATTTTGAGCCAACAACGCCAAGCGCAGCGAGTGAATCCGAGCGGTATAACACTTTTTGATCGGGCATTTTGATTGTGGTTTTCAAACCCTTGAAGTTTGCCTGGTATTGAACGGGTGACGATTCAATCTGCCATTGCATGCCACCCGCTTTAGCCCAAGTTTCGAGGGATGAACCGCGCGCGACCGATTGCCCTAGGCCGTGCCATGGGGTTTCGCCTGCATACGCCATCTCTGCAACGCCGTTCGTAATCGTGAGTTCGTGGGACATGGTAGAATTCCTATAGGTAAAAAGGTTAGCAACGCTTGGTGAGGTGCGACAAGTCAATAGTAGAAGCTTTTTGACTTCGTTACAAGCGTTATTCGTTTAATTGCAGGAATAAAAACACTAGGATAAACCCTTATCATGAGCGGATCGCGCAAATCACCCTACGCGGTTGGTCGAAGTGCCGCTCCGTGGCATCATGAAAGGCCCGGCGAAGTCACGCGGCTCACGACACATCAATTAAATGCCTTTCGATTGACTTGCGAGCCTCGCGCTCTAGCCGATCGTTTGAAACTATTCGCCCTTGATAGGCTTGATTCTAAGGGCAAGCCAGTTATCATGAACGCCAACCAGGTACGCGCCGCTGTAGTGTTGTTAGCGAAGTGCGTGCCTGACCTAACCAGTCTCACGCTAGAACTCAAAGACACACTGGACGATCAGCCAACCGAGGCGTTACAGGCGCGCCTGGCGAGTGTGCTAGCGGGGCGCAAAGTGGGCTTAGATGTCGTGGACGTTGAAGTGATCGAGAAGCCTAGCCTGGCCGACCTGCTGGGTGATTGATGGTGATAATCCTTATTACGTCAAGTCGGTAAGTGGGCACGTACCATGCTGTCAGGCTTACCCGTCAAGGCTCGGAGGGTGGCCGGTTATCAACAGTGAGGACAACCAGATTAACCCTACGTGCATCCAGGTTCAACTGAAGGTTCGCTGTATGCGTCGAGCAAGCCTATCGTAATGTCTGACCCGGTTCCGTAAGCTGATTGAAATCCTGCGCGCCCAACTCGGGGCCCACGGACGGGGGGAAAATTTTTTGCACAATCGCGGCTGCACAAATCCCGGATAAAAACTAAATTAACCTAGATGCCCACTTATCCGCTACAATAGGTAAAACCACACAAGCGGAGAATTTAAAATGGAAATCTGGCGTGATGTCGAAGGGTATATTGGCGCGCATCAAGTCTCTGATGAAGGCCGGATCCGCTCGCTTGCGCGCTTGACGCCGCTTGACACGCTTCTCGGTACGCGCCGCCAGAAAGCCATCCTGAAGCCAAGCCCACACGCGAAGACAGGGCACCTGGAAGTATCACTGAGCAAGGATGGCCAATCGCGCAGGCAGGGGGTGCATCTGATGGTGTTGACTGCGTTTATTGGTCCGAAGCCCGAAGGGCATGAAGCGAGTTTTGCCGATGGTGACAAACGAAACAATCGATTGGACAATCTTTCCTGGTCGCTGCGCGCGGAGCATTACGCATTAAAAAAGTTACTTGGCCAGCGCAACAAGCGGGTCAAGAATGGTCAGAGTGATTTGACGGAGTATCATATTCGAGAGATTCGACGCTCCCCATTGACCAATCGACAACAGGCAATATTGTTCGGGGTGTCGAATGTGACGATATCCAATATCAAGCGTCGCCGCACGTGGGCGCACATTACTTAACCGCAGGAGTACCGCATGTCTGAGCCAATCGAGGGTGCGCAAGTCAATCCGAATTTGATTCAACCGAATCCGTTTCCCGCTGCTCAAACCGATAGTGGAATCGAGTCCCCGACCGGACAGCCGTTGAACGTGACGACCGTTGACGAATCTGGCACGCTGACAGGTGTCGTTGCAGTCCCTGCTGCGACAACGCTAGGTGGCAACCAAGACGCGTTGCAAGTTCCTGGGCAAGCCCCAATTGGCGGCGCGGTACCGACAACGACTGTCCCGGTTCCGGGGGCCCCTGACACGGCCAACGCGAGTGCGACCACGCCGACCACGCGTCAGACGAATATCAACAGCCTGGATGCATTGCTAGGTGGCGCGCCGGAAGCTGAAACCGAACCGGGCTACTTTTCGCAGGAACTCAACCTGGCCGCCGCCGTGATGCCGTTGGTGTCGGGTCCGATCGCGGAGATTCAAAGCTGGCTGCAAATGATTCCTGAGTCGCAAGCGACGCAAGGCATCACGGCGGCGTGCAAGAAAATGCACCAGGCGGTTGAGGATTTGCCGACTTTGCAACAACGAATCGAATCCGATCCGGTTCCACCGGCTGCGCTCGATACGCAACTGCCGTAACAGAAACGCCTTTCTTTTATGCCGCTGAATTGCGGATTTGTTTCCCTCAAGACTACTTGGAAAATGCCATGACTACGCCCGCGCCTGCCACACAAGCCCAAATTTTTCAACAATTGGCCGCTCTGATTGCCAATCAGACGTTTCAAGCAGCTGGTCCGGTGATTACCGCCGCGCTCTCGCAAGTCAGCTCGAACCCGCAAACGGTATTGAACCCGCTGAATTCGGGGCTTTTCGTCGCGAAGTTCATCGCCGACATGACCGCGACGCTTCCGGTGATTGAAAATTCGGCGGTGGCGGGCATTGCGCAGCTCGCACAAGCGCTGATTACTTCATTGACGAGCCAATTTGCAACCGCACCAGTCACGGCGACCCAAATCGGCACCGAAATAGGCAGTGGCGTTGCTGCTGTACCGGTTGGCGGCGCATAACATGGCCTACCTCGTCGCGCAATTCGCTGCAAATGGCTCGCTCGGCTCGAAGCTGATCGAATGGTACGACCACGGCCTTTATAGTCATGTCGATATCGTTCTGCCGGACGGTTCGCTGCTCGGTGCGCGCGACGATGTGATTTACGGTGTGCCTAAAGGCGTGCAGATTCGGCCAGCGGGGTATGTGGCCGGTTTCACTACGCTCAAAGTCGAGCTGGAAGCCACTGACGTGGTGGCCGCAGAGTTTTATCGGCTTGCGTACAGTCAAATCGGCAAGGCTTATGATTCAACCGCGATTGCAGGCTTCGCGGCAAACCGCGATTGGCGCGCCGCCGACAGCTGGTTTTGTTCCGAATTCTTTATGTGGTGCCTGGAAGGTTCGGGCTTCGTGCATAAACTCTCGGCACCTTGCAATAAGATCGCGCCGGACGACGCATTACTGGTCTGCTCGGCTTTCACATCGGTATGAGCCTCGCGGCGCTCGATGAATTGCTTGGCGTGCGACCCGCGCCGCTCGAGGCACCTTCAAAATCTCCGCTTGACCTTGCCAAGCTTTCTCCCGAACAGCTTGAAGAAGCCATTTCGATCGCAGCAGAATTAAAAAAGCGCGAAACCCAAAACAAGATCGATCTTTTCTATGTGACAGCGTTAAACCGCTCACAGTACCCGGTCCACATGGAATTTTTTGCCAAGGGCCGGACCAAGCGCGAACGGTTGATGATGGCTGCGAACCGCGTGGGTAAAACCGAAGGGGTATTGCTCTATGAAGCGACTTTGCATGCAACCGGTGAGTACCCTGATTGGTGGCCCGGTCGTCGATTTCTTCGGCCAACTACAATTTGGCTTGGCGGCGACACATCGACTACGGTGCGTGACATTTTACAACTCAAGTTATTGGGTCGTGTCGGGGAATTTGGTTCCGGTCTCATCCGTGGCAAGTTGGTTATCAGCACAACCAATCGGCGTGGTGTCCCTGATGCAGTAGAAACCATCCTGGTCAAGCACAAGACGGGCGGAGTGAGTTCCATTTCGCTCAAGACCTACGATCAGGGGCGCGAAGCGTGGCAAGGCACTGAAATCGATTTCATCGGCTTGGACGAGGAACCGCCCGCCGACATCGCCGGTGAAGCAGTAATGCGGACCATGACCAATGACGGCTTGATGGCCTACACCTTTACGCCAATTCTCGGTATGACTGAAGTCGTGCAGGCGTTTCTCGATCACGAGAACGAAGATATCAAGTGGTATTGTACGGCGACGTGGAATGATGTCCCGCACTTGAGCCAGGCCGCCAAAGACGAGTTGTTTCGACTCACACCGGTGCATTTGCGCAAAGCGCGCTCGGCAGGTATTCCGACAATCGGCGTGGGTGCGATTTATCCAATCGATATTGAAACCCTTTTGATCGATCCTATTCCGTTGCCAAAGTTTTGGCCGCGCGGGTACGCGCTCGATGTGGGTTGGAACAAGACGGCGGCGTTGTGGGCAGCAATGGACCGTGAAACCGACACGATGTATGTCTATGACGAGTATTACAAAGGCGAACAAACGGCGGCGGTGCATGCGAGTGCGATACGGCGGCGCGGGGACATGTTGG